AGCCCGCGGGAAGGGTCACCGGCTCTGGCGTTTGAGTCAGTAAGGTTAATAGCGAATGGGTTCCCGCCACTTTCTGTGGTCATTTGGGAAAGGACAGTGCCGAGGTCACCGGCGGGCTGGCCAAGCATGCGCAGAACCATCAGGACCAGGCCCGCCCATCGCTGCACCCCACCACCGATGGCACCGTGGCCGCCGGGCTGGCCCACCGCGAGAAGATTCAGGAACGACTGCTGCATCGCCTTCATGCGGGCAGTCATGGCGCTTTCCATCGACCCGGTGAACTTGTTCACAAACGCCTTGTCGAACTGAGTGGTCGCCGATCCGTTCAGCACCCCCGTGTTGCCTTGCAAAAGCGGGTTCGCTCCCACGCTCCCCCCACCGGCGAACTTCCCGGCGTTGATCCGGTTCATCATGTGGGTGCCGTACTTCGCCACACTGGCCGACTTCACCACGAACTCGCCGCGGGACGCACCGATAACCGCATCGTCGGACGTCGGGCCGCTGCCATGGGAGACAAGACCGCCAGCGGCCTTCTTCGGCAGCCCGTGGATCAGGGGGCTGTTCGACGGGTTCGACGGGTTCTTGCCAAAAATGCCGCCCTGTCCCTGGATGGTGAAGTGACCGATACCGGTTTCAACGATCTGCATGGCCCGCTTCAACGGGATCTTGTCCACCTCGGCGATCATCGCGGCCATCTGCGACTTCGTCTTGCCCGACGCAAGACCGCCCTGAATGATGGCGTCGTTCAGTTTCTTCTGCGCGTCCAGGGCCGGCTGCGAATCCTTCCCGAACCTGGCAACCTGATTGCCGTAGGTCTTCGCCGCCTGGTACACGCCGTAATAGGCGAACTCGGCATCGCCGATCGCGTTAATCAGCTTGGTAGTGATCATCTTCGTCTGGGCGTCCATCGCCGACGTCAGCAACGACTCCTGAATGGTCGCCTGGTCGGTGATCTGCTGCACCTTCGCCGTGGCGTCCTTCGTATTGCCCAGCCAGTTGACCAGCTTCTTCATGCTCGCCGGCCCCTGGTACCCGGCTTCCTGCGCCAGGGCAACCAGTTGCGCGGTGGCTTCCTTGCTGCCCCTCGCGTACGGGACCAGCAGGCTGATCGAGTCCTTCACGCCCCGGTTGAACAGGTTCGACGCGATACCAGCGGTGCGCCACGTGTCGATCATCGCGTTGGCGTTCACCACCGACTGGGTGAACGCCTGGTTCAGCTTGATCGACGCGGGGGACAGCCCGTCAATGGTCGCCTTGCCTTGCGTTTGGAGGATGTTCAGCCGCTGCTGCGCCGCGGAGAGACGCTGCTGCGCCACCGTCAGGGCAGCGGTGTTGGTGGTGCCGCCCTTGGTGAGGTTGTTCAGGGAGTTCTGCGCCGACGCGACACGGGCCTGCGCGCTGGCGAGAACACCCGCGGCATGCGCGGCGGGGTTCGCCTGCACGTTCGCCAGGGCCTGCTGCGCGGCCCTCAGCCTGTCCGTGGCAGCCGTAACCGACAACCCGGTAGGACCGGGGGTACCAGCACCCGCCCGGTTCACACGGGCCTGCGCGGACGCGACAGCCGCCTGCGCGGAGGTGAGACTTTGCGCAGCCTGCGCGGCGTTCTTCGGGATCTGCTGAAGCCCGGTGATGAACGTGTCAAACGACGTCTGGCTGGACGTCACATCGGTGATGAACTGGTCCCACGCCTGGTTCAGCTTCTGCATCGCCTGGTACTGGTCGGTGGCGGTGCGGTCCAGTACCTGAAGGTCGTTGCCGAGCGTCCCAGCGCGCTGCCCCATCGCCTGGTAACCCGCAAGAACGCCGTCGACCTGCTGCTTGATGATCAGCCACGTTTCGGCGTTCTTGTCGAGCATCTGCTTCATCGTCACACCAGAAGCGATCAGCGCGCCCTGCGCGGTCGAAGCCGAACCGGTGATCTTGGCGACCTGCCCAACCCGGTAGTTGTAAAGGTTCGTCTGATCGTTGACCTGCTGGATGGCGCGTTGCAGTTCCTGGTTCTTCTGAATCTGCGCGTCCACCGCCTGCGACGGGGCGGTGGCACCGGTATGAAGGTTCATCGTCACGGCCAGCGGCGACTTTTGCAGCGCGGCGAGCTGTTCCCTGCCACGCACCAGCGACGTGGTGAACACGTTCGACGCGGCGGTCATCCGGTGCAGGCCCTCAACGAGGCTCGGCGCGTTGACGATGCCCTGCTGGAGAGTGTCGATCCACTTCTGGGTGGCGTCCCGGCTGTTCATGATCGCGAACGTCATGACACCAATCACCGCAACCGCGGCGGCGATCCACACCATCGGGTTGTCCGCCAGCAAAGCCAGCGCGGCGTCCCACAACCCGGTGGCACCCGTCGCGGCGGTGACCCCAACGATCCACAGGACGATCTCGGCGAGCATGTCACCAAGCCACCCTGCGGCAGCGAGAATCACCGGGCCGAGCTTCAGGAACGCGGTGACCGCCAGGCCCGCCCACAGGATGATCCCGTGTGCCAGCAGGAGGAAGTGGATGACAGGCACCGTGGCGTTCGCGAGCACTTCGAGGAAGTGGGTTACCGCCACCGCGGCGTTCAGGAAGAACTGTGACAGTTCCGGCAGGGACCGCAGGATCGCGCCGAAGATACCCGCGAGGTTCCCTAGGACGGTGCCGAGCTTGAACACGTCGGGGACGGCGTTCCGCATGAACGTGGAGAAACCCTTGCCGCTGGTGATCGCCACGGTCATCCGGGCGGCAAGCTGCTCCACCGCTGTCGCGGTGCCGTGAACCAGGATGCCGAACTCACCGGATTTGCTGCTCACAATCGCGAGGGCGTCCCCGAACACTTCGAACACCGCAGGTTCGACAGCCTTGTGCAGCCTTTCCAGGGCAAGGGTGGCAGGGGCGATGGCCTGATGAAACACCGGGAACGTGGCATCCATCACCGTATGAAGGTTGGTCATATGGACGACCACCTTCTTCACGGCATCAGACGCCGCAATGCCGAACGCCGTCAGCGCCAGGGTCGCCGGGATGACCACCGACAAAATCTCGGCGAACAAATCCAGGAACACGTGCAACCCGCTGACGCCGCCTAGCAGCCCACCGAACAGGGGGATTTTGCTGCTGAAAAACCGGAACAGGGGGCCGAAGAAACCAAAACCCCAGCCCCGCCCGCTGCCGCCACCGCCTGCGCCACCTTCAGTGGCTGCCTTCGCCGCCTCGACTGTCGCCGCATACCGCGCCGCCGCCGCGGCGGCCTTGTCCGCTGCGGCGGCGTCTTCCGCCATAGCGACAGCAACCTCATCCAGGCCCATCGTTAGCAGGGAAAGCTCCCCAACTTCCCTGCTCGCTTCGATGCCTTGCCGGTGCAGCGCACCGGCAAGCAGCTCAGCCTGAAGCGCGGTAACTGTTTCTTCCTCGGCGAGCTTCTCCAAGGTGTCGATACGTGCCCGGTCAAGCTGCGCCAGGCCACCCTGAACTGTTCCCTCTTCGGCCATAGCAGCAGCCAGCGCCATCTCGGCTTTCGCCCGCCTGGTCGTCCAGGACGCAGCCGCGGCCTGCTGCTTGGCGAGCTTGTCAGCCATAGCTGCTGCCGCTTCATCGGTTGCGGCGAGCTTCCCGGTGGCGTCGGCGGCGTCTTTCGCAGCGGCAGCCTGCGCGGCGAGCATTTTATTCAGGTTCGCGGCGGCGGTTTCCGCGCCACGTTCTGAGGCTTGCAGTTTGGTCAGGGACCGTTCGACTTGATCGATGACACGCGAGGAATTGTTGACGGCGTTCAGAATGTAGGTCACCGTTGCCAAGGCGCCTACCTCCTGTCAGGCCAGGCCGCGTGTCAGCGGGTTATCTGCCCCAGTACTGCTCTTTGCCTGTTCCTGTTCGTACTGGAACCAGGCTAGCCACTGAGTCAGCTCAGCGGAGTCAGTGTTGTCTAGGACTTCTTGGACTGTTCGCCCGAGCCGGGCTGCGAGTGAGAAGAGGAACTGGAGCCAGGGCTCCTTTCTGATTTTCCCACCATTTCATCCACGTCCTCATCGGACAGGCCAGACAGCTTGGCGGCGACGTTGTAAATGCGGTTCACCGCGGCGGCGGAATGCTCACCAAGGTCCGGGATGTCGCCGTTGTTGAACAGCCGCTCACCGGTCTCATCGACAACCGACCATGCGACCAGTTTGGCCCGCATGTTGGCGGTGTTCATCACCGCGCGCCTGCCGCGCTGCTCGATCATCGATCCTTCGAACTCGTCGCGCTGGCGGCCGGTGAGGCTCTTGACGATCACCGTCCCGCCCCATTCAGGCACATCGACACGTTCGGTCTTGATGTCGTCGGCCTTCAGGATCTCGTCGCGGGTGAGAATGGCCATAACTTGTCGCTCCCTTGATGAAAGGCGTTTTGCTGGTTCTGATTGTCCAGCCTGCGCAGTGAGCCGTCAAGTCAACGTGTACTATGGTCGATATGACCAAGCCCTCGGATTACGCAGCCGCCCGGATCAGGGAAGTCCGCCGTGCCCGCGGCCTCACCATTGCCCAGCTCGCCGAACACTGCGCACAACTAGGCGCACCACAGCTCACCCACGCAGCCATCGACAACATCGAAACCGGCCGCCGGCACGAAGACGGCAGCCGGCGCAGGCACATCACCGTAGATGAACTGCTCGCCCTCGCCCTCGCGCTGAACGCACCGCCGATGTACCTGCTCATCCCGCCCGACGACCTGGAAGCGCCTTACCCCATCACCGCCACCGAGGTGCTGCCCCGCTACCAGGTCGCCTCCTGGTTCGCAGGTGTCGGCCCGATCCTGCGGCCCATGTCCTCAGCGGGTGACACCAGGCTGTACTACTCCGAACGGCCTCTCACCGAGTCATCGCCGGTGAACTAGCCGTTGAGCTTCTTGGTGATTTCGTTCGCCACTGACTCCAGGGTCCGCCTCGAAGCCGGGCCGTACCAGGACACCGCCTGGTAAAAATACGGGTGCGGGGCCTGCGCCACCCAGTTGTTAACATCACCGAACACCGGGTGGCGCCACGGCGCCTTCGCACCCTCCATGTACAACGGGAGTGCCTTCTGCCCGTCAGGCATCCTTGCACCGTTCACCGCGATACCCACCTGCACCTGCGGCCCGTTGATCCACGTCCACGCCTCGACACAGTCAGCGATACGCAACCGCAAACCCGGTGGCTGCCGGTACGGGACGGTGCCTTTCGACGGGAGGTTCAGGATCGCCGCACGGACCCGCGGCAGCAGGGGGGATGCCGTTTGCCGTAGCCGCAACCGCATGAGCCTGGTGATCTTGTCGTTGTTCATGCGCTGCAACTCGGCGATCAGCACCGACAGTTCCGCCATGAACCCAGGCTAGTCGTCGCCGCCCATTACGGGATGGTGAGGTTAACAGCGGGCAGCTTCGACGCCGCGAACGAGAACGTGGTCTTGCCCGGGTCTTCAACAGTGGAGTCCACCGCCTGGGACATGACACGCACCGGGAACACGTCCATCTTCTGCCCCGTCACGTCGCCTTCCCAGAGCAGCACGATGAAGCCGTTGGTGTCACGGATGAGCAACGTCCGGGCGTCGTTGGAGTTCTGGCTGTTGTAGCAGGTGATGTCGTTCGTCGCGGACGTCAGGCGCCCCGGCACCTGCGAGGTGAACCGGGAACCCATGTCCGGCACGTCCACGGTGTTCGACGTCACCGACCAGCCGGACATCGTCTCAACTTCACCGGTCAGGTCAGTGCCAGCGTTCAGCTCGGCGCGTGTTGGTGCCAGGTAGTTGCTGATCGTTGGAACCCAGTAGACGCGCCGGATGCCAGGCGGGAAATACCTGGTGGTTGGCGTCAGTGGCGTGGCGACCATTACTTCGTCTCCTTGTCCAGCACCGTCTTGCGCGGCAGCCTAACCGGCGCGTCTTCGGCCACTTCGTTGCGGGCGGCTGCGTCCCTGACGGCGCGTGCGTTCGCTTCTGTCAGGTCACGCAACCGGAGATGCTCCTGCCACTCATCTACCGTCACCCAGCCCGACTGGCGGTAATGGGAGAGGGCCTCATCAGGCACCACCACGGTGCCCTGAGTCTCAGGATGGTAGATGACCGCCATGGTTACGGAATCCTGACAGCCGCGACGTTGATGTTGGTCACCGTGGAGTACTGCACCGCCGTGGTGCCAACACCGTACACGCTGTCCGGCAGGGGGATCAGGGTGATACCGTCGGTTGCGCCGGTGCCACCGTTGCAGGTCACAACCCTGCCGGTGAGGCCACCGCCGATAGCGGACCCGACAGGCAGGCCGTCTGTGGTCGGCGTGACCGGCAGCACCACGGTCATCGAACCACCGGTGGAGGCGTTCGAAATCAGAAGGCCGATGCCCTGACCGGTCGGGGCAAGATCCCCCACGGTTCCGCCGGGCGCCGACATGGTGATCTGTGCCCCAGCGTGAGCGGGACCTTGCAGGGGGTACGTTGCCATGCCCGTTGCCCTTTCGACTTTGCCTGGTAGAACTCTAACCCTAAAGAGCTGTTATTGCTGAGCCCACGCCTCGCATCTTATGCCGAAAGTCACCACGGCAAGAAGCCCACGGCGGTCCTGAATCGGGAAGTAAGACGCGGTGCTGCCCATCGTCATCCGTGCGACGCTGCCATTCAGGTTGTTCGGCCCCTGCACAACTGTGGCGACCACATTGATGTTTTGGTACGCAGTACGCCGTGCGAGCCGCATTTCCGCCTGCGACGTCGAACCTGAACGCACCAGAGACGCACAGGCGATGGTGAACGTTTCGATCACCCCAGGGGCCAGGCCCTGCAACGCCCCCTCCGACGCCACCGCAGC